CGTAGACGGTTATTTAATAGCGAGGTAGCACTAGCCCTCCCTGAAGGGCCTGAAGCCCCCAGAAACCCTGCTCCGGCTACTGAAGCAGCGTCTTTAAGACTATCTGTAAAGGTTGCCATTATCTTCCTCCCAATCTACCGCTACCAATGGCATCAATCGCACTATTACCAGAAGTATTAGAACGACTCAATCCCCCAAAAGCACTCAACCCTGCCCCGATAGCACCAGTAATGTTCTCTGTACGCGCCTGATTAACCAGGTTTTCATTAGCTGCAGACCTCTGGGCAGTACTTCCTGCTCCGACTGCGAGGTTATTCGCCAGTGTGTTAATTATGTTGATCGTATCCAGCCCAAACCCTAAAGATTTGAGTTCTTCATTAAAGGTATCCGTTGCCACACCTGTCTGGGCATTGAACATCAATTGATCTATAGAATTGATCGCGGTCAAAGACTCCTGTTCTGCAATCGCCCTCTGGTCTCCCAAAGCCCTTTCACCGGCAATATCGAAGTCTTGAAGGGCTCGATCTCTAAAAGTACCTCTAACACCGGTACGACTTAATCCACGGGAAAGCTCACCCCTGCCCCTTCCAAGAGTCTCCATCAAAGGATTAACCCTTGCCTGATTAAAGGCGCTCTGGTTGCCCAATAGTCGATTACGGGTTTCCCCCAGATTTCCTGTGAGATTGCCAAGCGCATCAGTCCTTAACTTTCTACTAAGAGGATCTATATTGACCTCGCCTGAACCGGCATCTACATTAGAGAGCCCTGACCGGATATTAAGACCGGGAATGGTTATTTGCTTGCCACCACTTCTAAATGTCTCACCACCTAAAAGCTTGCCCTTTGTAAGGGAGGCTTGTCGGCGTATACCAGGAATATTAGGGCCTTTCTCTGGCTCTGAGCCAAGCAGCGAGCTTCCTATAGAAACGGCTGCACCAATGCCTGCTGCGGCAAGAGGGGCTATATTATGGTCAAGCCATAAATTGGGGAAGACTATATACTTGAATAGCTGTAAAAAATTCATAACATCCTCATACCGCTATCTTATTTGAAAAGAAGTCTTTTCCACGTCCATAGAACATATACCGGTTATCTCCCCTGTTCGCTCTGGGGATTTTCCCTACATAGTAAATGACATTGTATCTTTTTGCTGTCTTCATGAAGAAGTTAACCATTTCTTCCCCTGAAGAAAGACTTAAAATTCCGATTCCGCTCTCATAACGGGCCATCTGGAAGAAGGCAACCACCATCTTTAAGGTATTCTTCTTTGTCATCCACTTGAATGGAATAAAGACAGGCTCCATCTCCCAGCCGTTAAAACTAGCCACAATAAGCCCAACAGGCCCATAATTGTCAGCATAGTGATAATTCTTGTCTTCAACGATCCATGCTGAATAGAACTGGTTAATATAATCAATAAAGTAATCTGTGAAGTCTGTTTGGTCCATTTCGCCTATTTCTGTGAAAGAGCCCTGTGTATAAGCCCCCCAGATATAGCGCATATCGGCCCCAATACCATCATCCTCGCGTAATTCCAGTTCACGGATATTAGGCCGTCCGTATCTGAATAATCTGTCTCTGGCTGCTTTTGGCTTGCTCATGGCACTTGTGGTTATGGCACTTGTATATGGTCAATCTGATATTGAACGGTAGTGTCCTGTTCAACGGTCAGAAAATACCCGTCTGCCCTTCCGGCAGGGGCAAAGTTCTGTTTTGAGACAGTTCCGGCAAATGCAAAACCTTCATTATAATAGTCAGTCCGGTTATTGCTGGTTAAAGGATCTTCCCAGTAAGAATCCAGATTCCAGTAAGCCACTGTATCACCACCGGTGATCGGTGGACCTTGCAGGCCAATATCACTGATTGTTGTGTTGTATTCATTTGACCAGTCAAATACCAGTGAACAGGAGAATTCGCCTATCCTTCTGTATTGAATATGCCCGATTACGATATTTCCACGATCCATCTCAAGCAGTTTGGTTTTTCTGGAAGAATGAATGGTAGTCCCGTTATCTCCACTGCCAGAACCATTAATATCATATATGTTTCCGCTTATATCCCCAAAATAGACTGATCTTGTTGTCAATCCCGGCCTGCGCATGTATTTGGCACCTTTAGTATTAAAGATGCTGGAAGAATCCACTGGATTAGTAAGCGTCGTTGTATAAAACGTCCACGGACTGCCGCCGCCAGTTGCCAGAATATCTTTGAAAAGCACCAGAATCTTCCCGTCAACAAAATACAAAATCTTCTGATTCTGCTGGTCATAAATCGTAACCGCAAAAGTCAGATCTTTTGTTGTTGTCGGTATCCACCTGGAAATATCATCAGCCGCTACATCCCCCGATGTATCAGTAGCCGAGAATAACTCTACCCCTCCACCATTTAACATATAGGTAATATCATTACCGATATTAGTCATGGACTCTTCACTGACTGAAGAACTACCGGCATAGTAGGATGTAAACTGGTAATCAGACGCATCCAGGCCGGAGAGTTTGTGTAAAACACCATCATGCGTAGAAATGACTAGCTGCCGGTTGATCAATGCAGCTCCGTTAATCTCTTTAAGGTCAGGAGTCAGCGTAAAAAACGCAGCATTACCAGTAGCTATCCCGTTTCTGTTTACCGTGTCATAAGACGCTGCATCCTCAAACGTCGAGGCTAGAATCATATGAGGGATTTCAGAGGTCACTCCACCACTAATAGTTGTAATATTAAACAGCCACATCCGGTTGTTATGGACAATAGAGTATTTAGCATACAAGTCTACTGTCGGCTCTGTCGTACCGGTTGATGCATCACCATAACCTGCAGTGTCTTCAAACACCCATGTGTTTGCGCCAGGAACGGCTGTGACTTCGTGCTCTCCATCCAGATCAGAATTGCCACTGGCAGCAACAATAGCTGTATCACCAATAGCAAGCCCGTGAGCAACTGAGGTTACTGTATATGTCCCTGCCGGGGACTCTGTTATATCTGTGATAACCGTTGTAGTACCTGATCCAAGATTCGTCTTCTGACGGGTACAACTCGTCCCATCCCAGTTAAGAAGAGGGGTAAGCTTTCTTAAATCAGTAATCAAAAGATAGTCATCAAGCGCCCAGTAGGTGTCTCTTAACATCGAGGCTGAAAAACAGTTGGTTGTTCTTTCAGAGGTAAACGCAGTAGAAGTATTATCGCCTGTCCATGAATAAACAGCCGGGGTTGTAGCTTCACCTGAATAGACTAATGTGGTCTCAACGTCTTCCCTTGTAATTAATTGCATAATCCCGTTAACAGAACCTGCATTAGGAAGCGTTCCTTTAAGGTCAATCGGTTTTCTTGGGAACAGACGTCTAGCCGCCAGCTCAAGGTCAAAGTTTTCTCCCGTAAGGGCTTCTGTCTCTTGAGTTGCCTCAGTCTCGTTTATTCCAAAGTCAAAAGTAATTCTAGGCATATCTAAATACCATGATTCTCAATAGTCTCAAGCGTATCTAAAGCCATAACGGTTCAAAGGCGGTTCTTTAACATTCAAGGCCATCAAAGCAGCTTTAGCCCTGTTATAGACAACATCCTGAGAAAAATCAGTAATCGGCTGTTGAGAAAAAAGAAACGTAAATACCCTTACAGCCATATCAACATAGGCATAGGCCATCTGCTCACTCTGGACGGGGAGTGAATCTGACTCGTTTTCAGGCATTACATCTTTCTGATAGTCATACCGATAAACAAGCACCGAATCAGGTAAGGGATAAATACCTACTTCCTGGTCATCGGTGAAATAATACCACTGCGGAGTTCCGGTATCGGTTTCATACTTTGGAACCTGTTTCTTTAAAGCAGCTTCACGACCTGGATATTCTGACAGGAACTGTGAATTGGGGACACCAGCATCTGTCTGCTGGAACCACGGAGCCTTGTCTTTAAAGCGTACAAAATCAGCAGCCAAAGCATATTTCTGCTGGCTTGCTACTGTTGTGATTGTCTCTCTTGCTTCCTCTGGAAACAGGAAATTATCTGCAATCAAATCATTGGTGACATGCTGAATAGACTGCCGTGCAAGTGTAATCGTCGCTGCAAATTGCGTATTTGAAAAGGTGAGAATGTCAGGGTCATCCCACTGCAACAAAGTTGCCAGTCTTAACAATCTGTTGACTGAATCTATAAAAGTCATAATTCCACCCTTATTAAAGGAGGGGGGCCGTAGCCCCCCAACAATTAGTCAGTCAGATTGTCCGAACCTGCCCGAATACGAGTCAACCACGTCCCATTGAGCACTTCTGCTGCCCACCAGGCCTTCCATGCAATGGTAGCAATCTCGTTGTAGGGGTCGCCTGAACCCGCTGAGCCAGGAGCGTGTGAGATTAGCTGAATCGGGCTTGGGACAGTGTCATACATCTTGTATGTATCTGTCGTGTGCTCTGCATTCAAACCAATCGTACCGACTGCTTCCTTACCGTATACAAAGATGTCATACAGGTCGATTGCCGTCTTGGTGGTTGTATAGCGCAAACCGGTTGAAGTGGTTGCACCACCGGAATCGGCTTCAATCATGCCAGCCAGTTCAGTAGAGCAGAACCGTACACCCCCGACTGTGCCGAACTCTCCGGGGATTGTCGCGGTATAACCGCCATACGATTCAACGCCGACAAAGCCGGAAAGCCCACGGATATCCTCTTCACTGTCTGAGTGACAGATACCATAGAAGGCATCACGAATCGGCGAAGTGCCGATGTTCGTAGAGCCGTTGCCTACCGGGGTGAACTTCATACCGGAGTTACGGTTAACACGGTTGACCGCCCACTGAAGGTCTTTCAGGGTCAGTGAAGTGACAATTGATGTAATAGTTGCCACATTAGCCGCATTACGCACTGATGTTGTCGTTACCGTCTGGTATTCGTCGATCATCAGTTCGTTCAGAGACTCACCGGCATTCGCACCCAGTGTATCCAGAAGCCGCATCGCCTTTACATTGACTTGCAGAAGATCAACCTCTTCAGTCAATTGAATGGCATTACCGTACTTCTGGGCAGTTGCCGTCTTGGTATCCTTTGTAGGGACAACAAGATCACGACCATTCTGCCATGCAGAAGTGCCGACAGGCTCTGATATTGCCGTTGTTACGGCAGCCAGATTGTTAATGCGTTCCCACAAAACGCTACGGGTAGAACCACTACCCATCAGCTCGCCTGAGAGAGTGCCGTTAAAAAGCGGAAGTTTCTTGCGTGCTGCACTAAGCAGACCACGCATCATTTGATAATTGACCTCTTCGGCGATGTCAGTTATCGAGTTAGTAATTGTTGCAGCCATGATTTAACTCCTACCCATGGATCATTCTCTGCCACGCTTGATCGAATTCCCCTTGAGATTTTGCATTTTCAAGTGCCGCCTCTCTGGGGTCTTCACTACCATCCTTCGTGGCCTTTGATGCACGGGATTGTTGAGATTGCTGAATGGCCTTTTGGTTTGCAGTCAACTCGGGGTCTTGTCGCACGGAATAAGTACTACCCATCTCTTTGGAGACTGCCGCCAATGCCTTCTGGTATGCAGCCGGGTTTTCATTCCGATTCTCGAAAATCTGCCTGAATCCGGGTTTCTCCTGTGCGGTAAGCTCAAGATGCACCCTGACCAGTTTTGGGTCGAGATTAAGTCCTTCGTTGATACTACCAACGGCCTGATTGATGTCAGCCTCAATTTGGAGTTGTGCTCGTTCCTGCCGTAATTCGGTCAGTTCAGACCTAACTTCCTTTAGCTGAGTGTTAAGGACCGATTGCCCGGTATTCACCTGATTGACATAACTGTTGAACTGGGTCGAATCCAGAGGATCAACAGAAAGGGGTGAGGGGGCAGGTTCTCTGCTAACCGTTGCAGGTTGCGTCGCGGCTGGTGCCGCTGGCTGAACTTGATATTCAGCAATTACATCGTCTAAAGACGCTACTACGGACTCCGTATCGGTAGTCTGTGTATCTTCACTCATTATTCAATCCTCATTTTAAATTGCGCTAAACACAGGTCATAACCTTGTCTCATTCCACTTTCCTTCTTCCATTCTTCAGTATTGTCTTTTAACGGATCGAATCCCGGTATATCTGGTCGATTCGTCTCAAGAATCTCTTTCAACTCAGCAAAGGCAGGATGATCCCGTATCTCCTGAAGAAACAGATCAAGTGGGCTCATTCTGTCTTTCAGCCGTATTTACCGCCGTATTTACAGCGCCTTCCAGCCTTAAAAGACCTTGAAGTACGCCAATTTTAGTCTGAAGCTGCTCTTTTTCGAGTTCTTTCTGCTCCATTTCAAGTGAATGCTCTTCATCCTGGAAAGTAAAGCCCTGTATTTCCTGTTGAAGTGCCTGGATCTGCTGTTCTGCCTGAGCGACGATCTGCTGGATCTGCTGCTGGAATTCCTCAGCTTCATCGCCAATATTAAGAAACTTCTCAGGGTTCTTGTTACCCGCGTCACGGTACATCTCTTTTGCAAGTTCAGGCTGTTTCAGCATTCGAGGATTAGCACCCATCCAGAAGGCTGTGACTTGAGAGGTCTGTGCCTGTCTCTGTTCTTCACCCAAAAGGCCCTTCGAGCCTACAATGTCATAGTGAACGCTTGGCGGGAGTTCAGAACGCCTCATGGTCTCGAAGTCTTGAGCATCCATTTCCTGATTATAGAACTTGTAGGGCTTTAAGTTCTTTGAGTTCAGAAAGTCCTGAATATACAAGAATGGTCTCAGACCGTGGTTTTCGTGCTTATCAACAAAGTCGATTGTGGATAACTCTGCGTTCTGGGATTGCTTGATGACCTCGGTAGCTGTTTGTTCTGTACCCGGACTTACCCCGCTTCTAACCCTGTCTACCTTGGTCCCGGCCTCAATCTGGCCGATAAAGAACTGAACACCTGCTAATGCAGCTGCAGGATCGCCAATATCGCTCAAAACCTCGTAAGATCCGGTTCCCTTAACCTTGTTTTTAGCGCCGGGGGAGATATTAGGCCCACCATTCAAGACAAAATCAGGGTCATTACCGTCATACATGATTGGCGGTTCTGTTTTAAGATCAATGGCATCAGCAAGACGGTTTGCCATGATCGTCCCTAGCTTCTGGGTGACAGAAAACTTCACAAGCGGGGAGACATAGTAAGGATCTCTGACATCCAGCCTTTCCCAGCCGTTATAGATAACCGGAGGATAGGGAAATGGATTTGGCATATAGTGGATAATAATTCCGTTCGCCAGCGTCGCTTTTGAGTTGAGTAACAATATATCTCTTCCTGAAGACCTTGGGATCACCAAATCTCCACGATAAGTCACTAATTCAACATCCTCTGTGGGATCTGCCTGTTCTCTCTGGTTGGTTCTTTTCTTGATCTTGTTCAGGTTGAAATATGGATAATCAGGATCAGGAGACTTCATGCGTCTGACATGATAGGCCGGTTTATAGGCCACTGTGATCATAGAACCCTGGTAGAAGGTATTATCACCCCCGACTGAAGGATCAGGATAGGCGTTCCACATTGAATGAGGCACCCATACAGGGGCTGAGACTGATCCAACCTTGGTACCCCCTTCTACAGGTATCATGGACTCCCATTCAGCCGTTACCACGTAACTCCCATGATGCAGGGCTTCTTTTACAGACAGGTCAACTCTTGATTTGAACCCAAAATCAATATGCTGCTGTGCCATGAAGGCCCTTTGCCTGCCATCAAGACGGGTTTGAAGATCGACATTAATATTGCCTTCTTCATCAGGGTCTACTTCTATATGAGGATCGAACCATGAACGTGTTGTGGGGAAGGTAAGCCTTCTTACATCTGCTGTTATAACTTCTGAAGCCCTTGATAACTCTCCCAATTCAAGCGCATTTCTCCAGTCTATAGGGTCGTTTTTGTCCCTTTTGGTACGAGACATGGACTCCATATAAACCTGACGGTCAACTTCCTTCCATATATTAGTCTGCCGTCTACGGGCCTTGGACCGTTTGCGGGTTTCCATTTCATCCAGAATAAACTGTTCAATGGTGTCCCAATCCTTCTTGGTTATCCGTTTTTTTACTGTGTCGGCCAATTTGTAGCTCCTACCAATTTGTAGCTCCACGTAGTTGAACCACGTTAGTCCTTCTTACGGGCATAGTATAAGCGAACCGTAGCGATTGTATGGCATATCTTGACGCAGAAATACAGTCATCCTTAATTTTTACGATTTGACCGTCTTTTCTGTGATATTGACGGAACTCTGACAGCCAATCTACGCAATTTCTGTGAACCTTTAGCCTTCCGGTCTCCATTCTGTTGTGCATTTCGACAATTCCGACCTCAACGCCCTGCCCACCCTGACCTTCTTTCTGATTAGGGCCGGGAGGGTTAGAAAACTTCTCATTCAACAGGTTTAATCCCTCTTTACGGTATAGGTCTGCAAGAGGGACGCCTGATCCCTTGTCCTTGGCTAGCCCATCATGGGGCCATGCAATGGGTATCCACTCTCCACGGCTCTTGATCGCAGAGGCATGAACAGGGGGAGTAGCCCCCCTTTGGGAATAATCAGAATAAATGTGAACTACATCGTTTTGGCTGTCGTGCGCAATCCATGTTGATGCAAAAGGATGATCTATGCCAAAGTCTATCCCGCAGATCCTTCTCCAGTAATTTGGAATAGGAATTGGATCTATAACGAAACTCTCTTCTCTTACCGGGAATACCAAACCAGAACCCATCAAAGGAATACCCTTGGAGCGCATATCCCTCTGCCACGGGGGAAGGGCTGCAAGAATCTGTTTCTTCTTGGGGTCTGTAAGGTGAGTATCACCAATTTTGTGATTCTCTGTTACGTCGTTGTGTTTGGCGTCATCCCAAGTCGCTGTTACACAGGCTTGTCCATGCTTCAACTCTTCCATAAACCCTGTAACTACCTGCGTCATGCCCTCTTCAGGGGTCATGGTCATCGCTATCCGTGAGTTTTTCTGGGAAATCGTCCCTCGGAGCATCTGAGACCAGATATCTTCAGGTGGTTCTTCATCAGGCCAGCCAAAATGAAATCTGACCCCCTGGAACTTCTGCCAGCCCTGCTCATAGGCCATGAACCATATGACCGAATCACCGTATTTCCCTTTTACGATAACAGATTCATAAGCATTCGGAACACCGGCTTTCCTTGTTGGCTCTCCAAGACGAGATTTGGGAATCATTCCAGTACCCCAATCATTGGTATCCTTCATCCCTCCCAATAACTCATGCTGGATAATTCTCTTGGTGGAGTCGTTGGATACACCACAGCACAGGATAACTACGGCTTGATGATATCTGACCCCCTCCCACCAATCCGGGTATTCCCCAAGGGCGTGATAGGCAGTCTCCGCAGCTCCGGCAGTTGTCTTGCCGATTTGATTGGCACAGATTAATCCTATCTGCTCAGCAGGAAAGTCTGTTTCAAGCCCTTTTGCATGATGAAAAGCACGCTGAAACGGATAAGGGTCATACCAGTAAAGCCTGTGAGTACGCTTGTACTCTTCGCGCTCTCTGGATATCTCGGCAAAGTTCATTATTTCGCCTGCGCATAGATATAGTCTTTGTTGGCAATTGCCTTTAATTCATATCCTAAAGACTCAAGATACTTTCCAGCTTCTTTCTTCTGCAGGCCATAGTTCATTTCAAGACCGTTCTGCTCTATAAGAACAACCGGAGAGCATCGCTTTAAAGTCTCTTCTGCACCCTTCAGGCCAAAGAACTCATACCCCTCTATGTCCATCTTTATGAAATCAACATCCTGATAATTGAATGAATCAACAGAGCGCATTTCTATATTACCTTCATCCAGAAGGACATGGTGCTTTCCTGAATTAAAAGGATCTGATTCGTCCATTGATACCTTTTTCTCTTCCTCACCGATTGCCATGTTATGAATGTTTATATTCTCTGAAGAGATGTTCTTGATCAGACAGGCATAGTTTTCATCGGCTGCCTCAAAGGCTTCTACACTATCAAAAGTTTTAGACAGTTCGTTTGACCATGAACCAACATGAGCCCCTATATCCAAAGCAAGCCTTCTGTTGTCAACAAACTCAAGCGCCCTTGAAAGGTTGGCGCAATCAAACACTACCCCTCTTTCAAAGACCGGTGCAAACATACGATCTGCTGACGGTACGTAGTAATCCCCTGCTTTTTTCTGGGTATTCCCGTGAAGGGCTCTTGCTTGCAAAGCATTGACAGCCTCAGTCCATTGTTTGCCAGTAGCACTTCTTGGACCAGTTGAATGGAACCCTCTTCTATTAACAAATAACGTATGCGGGATCTTGATACACTTCTTGTCTTTCCAGAGCCTTATGTAATAGTCAAAGTCTTCACCACAATCCATATCTTCGTTAAACGGGTACTCAAGAGCGACCTTGCGTTTTACAAAATGACCCATTTGAAGGGTTTGCGTAGGATCATGTTTAAGTAGTGTTTCGTAATCAATCTTTCGTGCTTGCGGGACTCTTACTTTTCCATCGTTAATCAATCCAAATACGGCATCATACTCTTTAAACTTGTCAGCCTTCCTTGCATCCTTGTGCATTAGATCGTCTGCATCAAGAAAAAATAGCCATTCTGCGGTTGCAATCTTCACACCTGTATTTCTGGCCCTGCTTCTCCCCAGCTTTCCTTGTGTATCGTCTATGGGGAGACATTCAAACCCCATAGCCATTGCGCTGGCGATAGCCTCTATGGCTATTTCCTCATGTCCCGGACCCACTGGTGTTATTACTTCTACATCCATTATCTGAAGTGCCAGTGCTCGGTATTTATAACCTTTTCAGGGATTGTTTCATCAAATTCTATCTCACAATGTTCAAGTGCATTCTTTAAAGAAGAGTAATCACCTTCTATGAGTTCTCTTGTCTTTATGGTTGGTGCAAACGTCTTTATATGTTCCATCTCATCAAGGTTTACAGCATAGGTGTTTATTAACTGTACGCCTCTTACTCCTGCCATCCCCGATGATTCATTGGACGCAAGTAATGATTCCTTGTCTCGCTCTACAAGAACGAATTTTGGACTAAATTCATTCCACGCTCTCCAGTAGGCGATTGCATGTTTCATTAACCATGGCCCGTCTTCATAACCTTGTTCTTTTACAAGCCTTTCAACTTTCACCCTGAACCCTTTTATATGAGGTTTCATCTCACCAAGACCTGTACCCATCTCTTTTAACAGGTTCTTGATTCCTATATTCTCTCCCCCTCCTGTCGGCAGTCTCAGGGACTTTCCTTCACACTGACCCAGCCATACACCGTGCTCTCTGAACAGTTGTGCGGCCATCGTAGAACCACTACGAGGAAACGCCAGCATGACTATTGGCTCAAACATGAAAATACTGATTCGGATTTCTGAATATTTTTACCGAGTTGTGCCAGTACATATCACTACCCATTCCAAACCTGTAATTACAGGCGTTATTCACAGCCCCTTCTCCGGGGGTTAAAATAACATCACAGGGAACACCGAGACTTCCTGCTATATGCACATTGGTATTAGCAACACTTATCAACTTGTCCAGGCAATAAGTC